ATATCTTGTTCTTCCGTAATGTCCTGCTGTAGTGTGAGTGGAGATATTATTTCTAATTTCTTCCATTGGCATTTTACCGATAGCAGGTTCTGTCAAACTCTCCTGAAAATGTTCATAAGTTTTGTTAACATAATCTAATTTAACAAATCCTTGTGTATGAAAACCCATCTGCAGGGCATTTCTAACATTGAACAAAGAATCTGATTGATAGTTTATCACTTTAGAAATATTTGCTCCACCCACATATTTTTTATCAATTGCATGTGGATCATCATTTTCACCGATTTGCGTCTCATGGACATAGTAATTCCACTTAGAATCTTGCCTTGCCATTCTCGAAACTTCATCGATAACAGTCATGGGCTTTCCACCCTCAAGCTTTTCATAAAATACGAATGAATTGTTTACACCCACAGAACCAGCCCTAGCCAAACACATAGAAATAGCTTGAAGTGGTGATTGTCTAACAATATCAATATATTGCTCTGGTCCCGCTGTTTGGTTTTGTACGATCTCAACACCTAAAAATTCTCGTGCCATCCTATCAATCAAACTCGACATAGACACAGGATCATCTCTTTTGTCAAAAATAACAGCTTTATTGTTGGAATTATTCAGATGTGCTGGTGTAAACCCGGTAAACTCTACAGCCTGTGCTTTTCTATTATTTGTCAAAGCTTTGCTTAAAGAGTTGATATGATACTTAGCTGATGCTGATCTATTAGATCCATCTGTTATAGAAATAATCAAAGCCTTTTCACCATTCATCTCAGCGTCTGCTAAAATTGCATTCTCGTCACTGATAGTACAGGACATTGACATGAAAGGATCTTCAATCGAAGAATACATAGATGCAGAAGATACATACTGAGTTATGTCTGTTTTATCGCCACCAAAAAGACCTGTAAGTTCAACTTTGAAATTGCCTTTTGCGGGTTCTAAGTACCTAGCCATTAAAAAGATTCTCCACCTCTGATCTAATTTGATCGAGGAATATTGGATCTATTATTTTTATATTTCTCAAATTGTCATTTCTTTCTTCATGATATTCAAAGGCTGTTACTGGTTCCCATCCAGTTCGTTCAACAGAAATAGTTGCGTCAACAAAATCAGTATTAGCATATCTCGACTGTGTAGCTTGATTGATAGTAAACCCGTATTTTTTATTTTTATAGTGTAAAATAGTCTCTTTCGCTGCTGGTACAGATCCATATTTTTGAATATAGAAATCTGTCATCTGCTTGTATGTTTTGGGCCATTCATTATACACATCAACAATCTTATTTGCGTACAAAACAAGCCAAGAGTAAAATATACTACCATAAGCTAGAAATGCAATTTCTTCCGGCGACTCATCATCTTTTATTGTATAGTTAAAAAATGCATTCGGGATGTTGAAAACATCATCAACAACTTTTGTCGAAACCATAAGATTACGAGAAATCTTTCCATCATATCTAATAATAGGTAAATTTTTAAATAATCCTTTAGACATTAAGAGTACCCGCTTGGATTAGACGCAAAGTCTCCAGCAGTTCTGCTGTTGATTTCGGTCAGTGAAAGTGAAAGAGCTATCGATACTGGTGCTCCTGACTTAAAGAAAAATGGTGCTCCAGAGGCTGAATAATCAACAGTTATGTCTGTGATAACACATGGAAATATTGGAAAAATAATTAATCCATTTGGACCACGAACATCAAATCTAGAAAGTACTGAAGGATATCTAACAATGTTCAAAAAAGGATCAACTACTTCTGGGTGAGAAGCTTGTTTTAAAGTATCTATTAATTGAAATATTGCCTGAGATCCAGACTGAGAGCTTGCCCAAAGTTTCCATCTAAAATTAAAAGATCTTGGCATAACTCCAGAAAATTGCTGGACCATGCTGTTATTAAAAGCTACGTTGAATCCCGAAACCCCAGCCATATTACCAACAGCACCCACAACATTCATAAGGGCATTTGGATCAGCATAAAAGTTTTTTGCATCATTGATAGTGGATCCCAAATTATCCATCATTCTTTGAGCTTCGTTTGAATCTCCTCCAAATGATGCCTTCAAACCAGCAGCAACAGCATTCATTACAGCATTCTGAATCTGAGCACCGCCACCTTGGTTTTTACTCTCGTAACTAAGATTCATGTTTTCTTGGAGATTGTCTGGCGTGGGCAATCCACCTGTTGCAGAAACAGAAGATACAGAACCTCCTCCGCCTCCTCCTCCGCCACCACCAGCAGACCTACCAGAAACACCACCGAATCCTGTCCCAGACAGTGCCGAAGTAACATTTCTAACAACACCACGATCTATATTTGTGCCACCAGTTTCAAAAGAATAAGTTGTTTGTGCTCTCACAATATTAGTAGAAAACTGACTTCTTGATTTTTCTAGTCTCGCCAAAATATTATCAACTCTCTGAGATCCATCATCACTATCTGACGTATTAGTTTCCTGCACTGTAAAAATTACATCGCCAGTTCTTTCACGATCAACCAAATTTCTTGCATCAATGACTTTTTGTGGTGATCTTCTTTTCTTTTTCGAGTTGTTTAAAAGATCTGTTGGATTTCGTGAACCTGATCTTATCTCCGACAAAGACCTTGTTCTAAGAAGACCACCAGATTCTGTCGTTCCAATGAATCTGGCCCCATCTCTTATTGCAGTAGCAAGCCTTACAGATCTAGGGTCTTGAGCATCAAACTCATTTATCTCTCTGTCTCTGGCTATAAAATCGACCATCTAAATTCCTACTAAATAATGATATGGCTGCTAAAAAAGGTTACTTTAAACCCAAAAACTACAAAAAATATAAAGGTGATCCAACTAAGATTATTTATAGGAGTAGTTGGGAAAAGATGTTTATGGGTTACTTGGACAACAATCCAAATGTGGTTGAATGGTCATCAGAAGAATTTTTCATACCATACAAAAGTCCTGTCGATGGAAAGATCCGAAGATATTTTCCAGATTTTTATGTTAAAAAGAAGAACAAGCAGGGTGGTGTTGATATTTTAGTTGTTGAAATAAAACCAAAATATCAAACAGAAAAACCTGAAAAATCTAAAAAAATTACAAAGCAATACGTAAATAAGGTTAAGACTTACGCTATCAATGAATCTAAGTGGAAAGCTGCAGAAAGCTTTTGCAAAGATAGAAAGTGGAAGTTTCAGATTTTGACCGAAAACGAGCTAGGACTTTAAATGGCTATCACACTCAATTCTTTCAGAGAAACCGTGGAAAGGGTTGTCGGAAAGAAGCCTAAAGATGTATTTCATTCTATTCTTCTGGAAGGTTTAGAACAAGAACTTGTTCCTGCTCGAACCAAGAAAGCAAGACAATACTATCGTGGTTTTGGAGCAATGGCTCTTGAGACATCTAGAGACCAAATTCTTAAAAACAAAGATAGAATTTCAAAAATACCAACAATTGGTAAAATGTTTTTTTTCCAATACTATCCCAAGATGGTAAGAGAGTTACCTTATCACGATAGACTACCAATGATATTCCCGATAGACGTGATAAATAATGGAATAATGGGCATCAATCTTCATTATTTGCCTCTAGAGCCTAGAGCAGTTTTGATGGATGCACTTTACACTTTATCGAGTGATAATACTTATGATGATAAAACTAGGTTGAGGATAAGTTATCAAATTCTAAAAGCTGCTACAAAATTCAGCATTTTTAAACCTTGTGTTAAAAAATATTTGTTTAGTCAGCTTCAGTCACCTTTCTTTGAGGTGAGATCTTATGAATGGGATATAGCTCTATTCTTGCCTGTTGAAATGTTTGCTATTGGCGCTGCTTCTCCCAATCCGGGTGTTGCAGGTATTGCTCAAAAAGACTCTTTAGGTAGGATTTAAAATGGGTTTTAACATAGAAGAATTTAAAGGAAGATTCAAACGTGATTTTGCTAAGGCTGCATTGTTTGAAGTTTTCTTCTCAAATTTCCCTGATCTGAGATTTCAAGCATCTTCAGCAGTTCTTCCGGGGTCTAGCGTAGTAACAGACACTTTCAGCAATGGCCCCTACAGACCCATCGAAAGACCAATATCAAGATCTTACTCAGGTGCAGGGTTTACATTCATGTTAGACAATGAAGGCCGTTGTCTTTCTGCACTCAACAATATGATTGATTCTAGTGTTGACCCAAGTGGCTTTGTGGGACAAGGAGCAGGGACTTCAGTTTCAATTACACACTACAATCAATCTGGCGGTGTTGTTACTCGTTACAATCTCAATGAAGCATTTATTGGATCGATTTCAGATGTTGCTCTTGATTGGGCTAACGGTGATGCAGTTGCTACTGTAGGATGCTTCGTAAGATTTAGATCTTATTCCATGGGTTCTTTTGGTGGAGGCTCTACTCCTACCGCTACGTTTGGCGAACCCACATTTACCAATAAAATTCCTATGCCTGATTCAGGTGTTGAGTTTGTTGATACCGAAAGATTTGGTGGGCCTACTGTTTAAAATAATGATTAGAGGATGATACATGTTACCTAAATTAGACACTGCAGTTTTTAAAGTGGTGGTTCCTTCTCTGCAAAGAGAAATATTGATGAGACCCTTTCTTGTAAGGGAAGAAAAAATTCTTTTGATGGCTAAGCAGTCTGGTGAGAAAGATCAAATATTCTTAGCAATCAAACAAGTAATACAAAACTGCATCGTTGATGAAATGATTGACGTATCAAAACTTCCTTATTTTGATATTGAATATCTTTTTATTAATCTTCGAATTAACTCTGTTGGAGACTTCATTGAAGTTGAAATCACAGATCCAGAAACCGGAAACAAAAATCAAGCAACAGTAAACCTTAACGATATTGCTATTATTAAGACTGAAGTATCAAACAAAGTTGTTCTTGGCGAAAACACAGCACTTGTTATGAAACATCCGACACTTGACGAAATTTCTAAAGTAACTACTGACAGTGATGTTCAAGCATTTTTTGACACATTAAAATATTCAATCGAATCTGTCTTTCACAATGATCAGTCTTATGAATTCAGCAACTATTCGGATCAAGAGAAAGATGAATTTATTGACTCTTTATCGGTAGACAATATTACAAAGTGTAAAGATTTTATTGCTGCGATGCCATCTGTTGAAGTCGAAGCAAAGTGGAAAACTGGAAAAACTGATAAATCTATGAAGTTGAAAGGAATCAACAGTTTTTTTTTAATATTGTTGGGTCATAATAACCTTAAAAATTACTTCAAACTAATTTTTAATATGGCTCAGCATCACGGCTATAGTATTGCAGAACTAGAAAACATGATTCCTTTTGAATTGGAAATATATTCTTCGATGTTGATAGACTATTTGGACCAAAAGAAAAACGAACAGGAAGCGGCTAGAAGATAATGGCAGACGATAATTTACCACCATTACCAAATATTAGAGACGATGATTATAATGAGCTTTTATCCAAAAAAGGAGAAAAGGATTATCGACCATTTTTCACGCCATCAGAATCTAATTCTCCCATATTTGATAATGAGGGTGCAAGTTCTATGGCTAAGGAGAATGCCCCTGAAAATATGAAAAATACTCTTGCTCTTTTAGATAAACTACAAGATAAATTTTACAAAAAACATAAAATAAAAATTGTAGTTAATGATGCCATTGCAAAAGAAGGAACATCAAGAGAAAAGAAAACACCGGGAAGTGAACACTTTTCCGGAAAAGCATTAGACTTAAGCACATCTAATTTATCAGAAGAACAAAAAGACGACCTAGCCTACTTTTCTTTAGAAGTAGGATTTAAAGGTTTAGGTTTTGGTTCAAGTATACTCCATGTCGATACTGGCAAACAAAGAGCATGGAAATATTCAAGCGAAACTTTTGGAACCAAAAGTGCAAATGAATGGATATCAATAGCAAAAACATATGATCATTCAGTTAGCAAAAGCAGAGATGGAAAAGGTAAGTCAACAAATGAAGATCAAGATTATCCTGTATTAACTGAAAGGACTGAACAACTGAAAGGAGAAGTGGCAGGTGGATTCGTTAACCTTGC